TGAGGATATGTACGATGATAGTACTCATGTTAGTATTTAGTTGGAGGTTAAGTGACCACCGTTGCGATGGTTGTATTGTAGACGGCAGATGTCGTCCAAAATTGTTAGTATTTGGGCCGACCGAAACTCGGAGTGCGAGAGGCCCGAAAATTTCTTGAGTTTGCGCTGTAGTTTCCAGTATTTGCGCGCGCGGGCTAGGCGCTTGATTTTGATGCGCTCGTATTCGGCGCGTTCTGCGACTGAGTCTACCCATGATAGTAGTTCGTCTTCATCTGGCAGATACGCTTCGTATTCCGTGCGTTCTGCGGTTTGATATTCGGAGGTTTCGAGTTCCGATGACCCGAACTGATAGTTTTCGTCTGAATCGTACATGATAGTAGATGGTTGAATGACTGTTGCGTATGAACCCTCGTGATTCACACATCCCCTTTTAAAAACACGTGGGTCAAGGCCTCGCTATCGGTCAATCAATTCCTTGATTGAGCAGGAGCGTGACCAACATGTCAGGAGCGACTGAGCGACTAGCACATGAACGACGACAAAAAAGATGTCCTTCGGGATCTTTTTTGATGGCGGGTAAAAAAGATGTCCTTCGGGATCTTTTTTTTGGTTTGCCTTGATGCATGTGTAACAAGTCAGGAGAGCGAACTCAAATTGAGTTTGCCGACTAGCACTTGTACGCCAATTTCCTGTTGGCGTTGCGGGGACTGTGTGAGGCCAAGCGCCCAGCGTAGCCCTGCATCTACCACAATCCATGCACCAGCTCGCTGGTGTCGAACTCAAATTGAGTTCGATATGGTTGTGCAGGTGGAGGGTCACTAAAAACCTTACACTCTTTGACCCTACCGCACACTATTGTTAGATATGTTGGTGCAGAAGAGCGATGATAGTACCTATCGCTATTGCCCAATCTATTGATTGGTTCAAGAGCGTTCAGGTTATCTTCACTCTATCGCACAACCTCTGTCTCAACAAGAGTGCAGGGTGAAAGGCAAAAAGATATCAGTTGTTGGATGGACAAATGATATTTAGATCTAAGCGGTTATAAGCAAGCGACTGAGCGAGCTTATAATGGACCAAGAGGAATTATTGCTCGCAATAACTTTCTCTCTGGGCCAAGCAAAAGTATTGGATAGATAAATGATATTTAGATCTAAGCGGTTCTAAGCAAGCGACTGAGCGAGCTTAGAATAGACCAAGAGAAAGTTATTTCTCGAAATCACTTTTTCCTGGGCTAAGCAAAGGTATTGGATGGCTTTTTATAAAAACAATACACTCCTAGTTCCCCGAATAGGGGCATACAAGGTTGTAGTAGGACAGTATGTCCTAAGCACAGCTCGGCGCGACTGAGCGTCGAGTGAATCAAATGATGCTCGTGATGATGAGCCTGATGATAGTATTGGGACTATTGCTTTTGCTGAACCCCTAATAGGAATGGCCTCTTTAATAGAGCGATATTTATTGGAATATTGGATTATCGGCTCACCTGCAACACTCTCTGAATGAAAACAAAAGAAAATGACCCAATAGGCCAATAAACCAATAGAAGTGGCTTAAACGCTTATAGTCCGAAGCCTATTGCCCAATAATCAGAGCCAATAAGCCAATAGGATTGTTGATCAGGGCCAAAGGGTACATGTTAGACTGGCACTTGTCCTTGTGCTGTTGCGCACAACTTGGGGTCAATGGCGCACTGCCCACTCTCTTTTTTTCTTTGCTAATGACGCACTGTCCACCCTTTTTCTTGCTAATGGCGCACTGCCCACTCTCCTTCCAATAGTGGCGCACGGCCCTTGTCAATGGACTGCTCAGGTTTTGCTTTTGCTCATGGTCTTTGCTGTGGTGTGAGGTCGAAGGGGGGTGGGGGGGAGGAAGCTCGGTCCCTGTTGATAGTATTCCATCCCACATAATCTGAAATCCAATTTTGAAACTTCCTTGACAGTGCTGTATATATATTTTTAACAAGAATTATGGAAGACCTGATCAAGAACTATGGTCTCCCCACCGCATTACTAGTAGGTATTTCGGTATGGGCGGGACTCCTAGTAAACTTTTTAAAGAGCCTAATTACCAAAGAACTAGGTGAACTTAAAAATAATCAAGCCAAACTAGCTCAAGAGCTAAGAAATGTGCAAGATGACACCTGTCGCATAGAATTGATGCTTAGATTGCAACATGACTATGCTTCGCATGGTGGGCCGACCCCCGAAATGAGCAGGATAGGTAAAGCAGGAACCGATGCAGACTTAAGCTAATGCCAGAACTAAACGAAAACACTCAAGTCAAGGCCAATATGGCCTTTGCAATAAAAGTAATCATAGCGGTAGCTACGGCAGTATGGGGTTATAGCGTAATAGAGCATCGAATTAGTGATGTAGAGAACGAAATAGTCAGGATGCAGTCCGACTTGCAACAGAACAGTGAGTTCAGGGTTAAATGGCCAAGGGGCGAGCTAGGTGCATTACCCGACGATGCGGAGCAAAATCTGCGTTTAACCTATATAGAAGAGCAAATTAGAATATTATCTGCTCACGTAGATCAATTACGCCATGCCAGCAAAGAATCGAACTAAAGCGCAGAAGAACTTGCGAAATGCTCTTACTGAGTCAGTCGGCAAGGCTAGAAACACGATACTGGGAAGTAGTCGTGTCAAGCCGACCGAAATGCGCGAAGCACTTGCAGTTTACTTTGATCAAGCCAAGTACGACCCGATCAAAGATTTAATCAATTTAGCCCAGAACGAAGAAGTTCCAGTAAAAGAAAGAATAGGAATCCACAAGGAATTCCTTAAATACATGGCACCAAGCTTAAAGAGTATAGATATACAACAGCACGTAGACGCTAATATCCAAGTAGTAGTGCGTAAATT